GCCGGAATACACACCACCATCAACTTGCCCAGCGCCAACTGCTCTCGGCACAGTCACCTACACGGTAGACACAGTTGCTCCGTTCGCAATCTACGCGTGGAACCCATCCGCGCCGAACGCCAATGGCGACCCATTCTGGTTCCAGCCTCACGACCTTGAAGGCAATCCTTGGACTGACCACGCTACCGCTCTAGCATTCGCTCAATCATGGATTAATGAACACTTCCCAGCACAAAACAACATCACGGTTACTGGTAACGCTGTTGGAAGCGTTACGCCACCTGCCTCTGAATAAGTAAAGGAGAACCGAGATGCTCGGTGCGAACTATTTAGGTGCGCCGTATCTCGGTCAGGCTTACGACGAACCGCCACTAAAGGGAATCGGTACAGGAACCATAACGGTAACTGGTACCGCTACTGGTAACGCTTACTTACCAGGTTATGCGTCCGGCTCCGCTTCCGTAACTGGTACCGCTACTGGTAAGGCGTATGAACCGGCTACAGCGTCCGGTGTAATCACCGTCACTGGTGTCGCCACAGGAACAGCGTACGAACCCGCAACCGCGAGCGGAACAGCGGATACCGAAGGTTACGCTATTGGTACTGCCTTCCTACCCGGAGTGGCGAGTGGCTCCGCGACTGTTCAAGGAACCGCTACTGCGACGACGTTCCTTCCAGCGCGTGCTTCCGGCTCCGGCGACGTTGAAGGTAGAGCGACTGGTTCAGCGTTCCTCCCTGCTTCCGGTTCAGGAACTGCCGACGTTGAAGGTTCCGCTTCCGGTTCCGCGTTCCTTCCTTCAACTGGCTCCGGCACTATTACCGTTACTGGTTCCGCGATTGGTTCGGCTGCCCTCTACGCAACCGCTAACGGAACTGTCACCGTAACTGGAGTTGCGACTGGTTCAGCGTTCCTTCCGGGTTCCGGTTCCGGCTCAATGTCGGTATACGGTTCGGCGACTGGAATCGCGTACGAACCTGGAACGGCACAAGGTTCAGCGAACGTAATCGGTACTGCGGTCGGTGTCATCTCTCACAGCGCGACTGGTTCAGGTTCAGCAACTGTTACCGGCCACGCGACCGGACTCGTAATCGTTCCTGGAACTGGCTCCGGTTCAGCGACGGTTACTGGTCGCTCCACCGGACAAGCGTTCCTCCCAGGAGTGGCGAGTGGGCAGGTATCAGTTTCGGGTAGCGCGACTGCGAGCATCACAATCCCAGTAGCCGGATACGGCACCGTGACCATCGTCGGAAGTGCCTCCGGGAACGCGTATCTCCCTGCCCAAGCGAGCGGAACCGTCACAACGACAGGTCACGCCACCGGAAACGCGTATGAACCGGCTTTCGGAGCAGGACTTGGCACAATCACCGGAAACGCAACCGCTACAATCATCATTCCGGGCTACGGAATCGCAACCGTGAACGTTACCGGCCAATCCCAGGGTGAGGCCTTCCTACCGGCTTCTGGAGGCCTTACAGCCGAAGTAGTCGGATTGGCCGTTGGAAAGTACATATCTCCGACTCATCCTGGCACCGTAACCGGAAATTTCGCTACGGCGAGGGTTCGGGGCGTTTGGAGGGTAGGTTCCGTTGAGGCTGACACGCGTCTTGTCTCTAGCGTTCGTGGCGCTTGGAAAGTAGCATCTGTTGAGGGGGATTACGTAACTGCGAAGGTTCGCGGAAGTGTCGAAATATTGGTAGAGGAAGAGTAACCATGTCTTACACAATCATTGAAGGAAGCACAATCCGCTTCTACACCAGTTCACCGTTCACCAGTATCAACGGAACTGTAGTCAATCCGGACAACGTTACGTTCTCGTTTGAAATCCAAGGACAGACTCCGGTGGAATATACGTGGGTCAACCCAACTGGCGACGTTACCGGAACAATCATCAACACGGCGACTGGTTACTTCCAGTGCGACATCTCAACCGACGGACTTCCTGGGGTATGGAACTGGCAGTGGGCTTGCTTCCCTTCGTCCGGCATTGACACAACAAACACGGCAGTAGTAACGGAAGGCGACGTAACCGTTTCGCCTACATCTGTTAGTTAGTTGTTTATAAAGTCTCCTAGAACTACAATCTTTCATGGAGGAAGAAAGGGAGATGTATGTCGGATATTGACCTAACTGAGTTCTATGACATTGAACCGGCGTTGTGCAAAATTGCCAAGACGTTAAACACAATCAGTACGGAAGACAAAGAGAAGTTTGAAGCAGCCATGTTGGAGCCAACGATTACGGTGGTGGCACTTACGAAATGGCTATCCGTGAAGAAGTCAGACAAGGTAGCGGAGTCCACTGTACGCAAGCACCGTCGCCAAGAGTGTTCTTGTTATGGTTGATTTGTCTGAGTTCAAAAGGGAACAGAGGCATAAGCAGGTTCACCCTACTGGTTGGGAACCTTCACTTCAGTGGGACGGAAGTAAAGGAACTATTACCGCTTGTCTGAGCGACGAACCGGACGACGCAGTATGGAGTGAACTAATCGCTGATTGGGGCCTCGACCCTACACGTACGCAGGTCGTTGACGGAACCTTACAGATTCGGGCCTGGGATGCTAACAAGAACGGTGAAATCGTTCGGATGAAGTATTACCGAGCGACCATCGCTCCGCGTACTTCCACCGTAGACCGTGCCGATATTGAGTCGCTTTGCAAAGAAGTGATGAAGCGGAAGCCTCCCCGAAACTTACCGAAGTACGAGAAGGAATCAGCGTTCCTGGTTATCCTGAGCGACTGGCAGTTGGGTAAGTCAGAAGGTGGCGGAACGGAAGCAACAGCACAACGTATTCTTGACGCATGTGACGCATCTTTGCAACGCTACCGCGAACTCATCAAGATGGGCCGACGTATTTCTCACGTCTATTTAATCGGACTTGGTGACCTCGTAGAATCCTGCGACGGACACTACTCAATGCAGACGTACCAAGCAGACTTGTCTGACCGCGAGCAAGACCGTCTGGCCCGACGCTTAATCATGTACGTCATTGACGCGTTCGTTGATACTGGATGTCATATCACGGCGATGGGCGTTCCAGGTAATCACGGCGAGAACCGTAGGAACGGAAAGGCTTTCACGGATTGGCTTGACAACCGCGACTACTCCGCGTTTGAAACGGTAGCGGAAATCCTTCAAGCAGCGCCGGAGCGTTACGCGAACGTCAGTATCCCGGTAAACGCCATCAACGCCGACGACCTCACCATGACCCTCGACCTCTGCGGAGTGCCGGTCGCGTTCGCACACGGACACCAGTTCCGCTCAGGAACGAACAGCCAAGCGAAGATTGAATCCTGGTGGAAGGGTCAAGCACTTGGACGTACTAAAGTCAGCGACGCGGAGATTCTGTTCTGCGGCCACCTTCACCACTTCGTAATCTCCGAAGGAACAGGGCGCACGGTCATTCAAGTTCCGGCGATGGACGGTGGAAGTAAGTGGTTCACTTCAACGTCCGGCTCAAGTTCACCTGCCGGAATGGTCACGGTACTCGTAGGCGAAGGTGTCGGTGTTCGTGGCTGGTCTGACCTACTGATAGTGTAAGACCGTTGGACAATCCAACGAAACATCAACACACTACGTGCGTTGGTACTCAATACTTATGAAGTGGGAATTACGCACCGTCGGGAGATGGGGCTTGGTTCTCGCGACTGCGGTACTATGGTTCTATGAACTTGACTAACCAAGACCGCAACATCATTCGTACTCTCGCACCAGCCGTTGTTGGTGCTGTCGTGACTTACGTGGCAAAGGTGTACGCGAGCCTTGACGCAACGGAACAGGCAATCGTGTTCCCTGTCGCTACGACTTCTTACTACACCGTAATCCGTTTCCTCGAAGAGAAGTTCCCGAAGGCTTCGTGGTTGCTCGGATGCTTACCAGTAAAGGCTGCTGATGAGACCCTTGCAACGCCAGAGGTATCTGTTCCCACTGCTTCCGAAGAGCCAGCGAAATAAGTTACGTTCGTGGAGGCGCAGGTTGGTGACCTGGTTTTCGCGCACACGGACGGAGTAATCGGTAAGGCTATTCGTTTTGGTGAACGACTTCGTTGGAGGAAAGGTTCCTACTGGAACCACGTCGCGATAGTAAGCAGGATAGAAGACGGAATCGCTTACGTCATACAAGCGGAACCTTCCGGCGTAACTGATGACAAGTCATTAAGTAGCCTCGGAGAATACTTCCTCGTCGAATGTCCGGTCACCAAGACCGCTCAAGTAATTGACTTCGCGCGCGCGCAGGTAGGTTCGCATTACGGATTCTGGTCAATCCTTTCCTGCGTCTTCGACATCGTTACATGGGATTGGGTTCCTTCCATCCGTCGCGACGATACGTGGATATGCAGTGCGCTCGTCGCTGAAGCGTTACGTTACGGAGGCTGGCTCCACGACTGGGGTGACATCTACACCGTTACTCCGGCTCAACTCTTCCAAGCATTGGTCATGGACTTCGGCCCGATGTGCTAATCTGTTTTCAGTTGCGACCCCATCTTCGCAACCTCCACGGAAAGCCTCCTTACGTTTGAAACGCGTAGGGAGGCTTTCTGCTTTGTATTTCACCTGATAGAGAACGTTAAAAAAAGTTTCCAAAATATTCGTAAAAATGACTTGACCGGCGAGCGGTCACGGTGTAGACTGTTCTTGTTCCGGTGAAGTGCAGTAATCGGTTCAGGAGGAAGTGAAGATGGCTGATGTGAAGATGACTGAAGAGCAGTACGAAGAAATGCTCTCAACCCTCGAAGGCAGGGCTGAGTTGGCTGGCCGTACGGTGAAGCAGCAAGCGAAATACGAGTTGGCAATGCTGAAGGCTCGTCGCACCTTGATGCGTGGAGGTCGCAACTAATGGAGCGCGTAACTATCTCAACGGTTGAACTAACCGCTTTCTATGCGGAACTCGACTCGCTCAACGGTGCCGAGCGCACCAACCGTTCATTCGAAATTGCCGAGCGTATCGCTCAATTAATCAAGGAGGGGAAGTAATGACTACCGTAACTATTCGCAAAGAATTCAAGAAGGACGAATTGTTTGAGTTCTCTTGTGACTCTTACTACGTCAGTATGATTCCGGGAGTTGCGAAAGCGACTTGGAATCGCGCAAAAACCGCTTTGAAAATTACAGAACACTACACCAACCACACTTACATTGTCACCGAACGTCACCTCGCAGAAGCGTTGAGTCAACTCATTTTAGAGAACGCTTGTCACTGCGGAGAGCCAATAACGCTTAACACAGACAACTGGGATTCTTGTGTTGCAATCATGTTGCTTGAAACGGTATCCAACTGGACAAGAAAGGGGGAATGAGAATGACCACCAATAACGGAATCAGAGTCGTTGTATTCAACCCGACTCAGCAGGAGACGTTGGCAACGTGCGGTCACGATGACCTGATGGGTTATTTCGCAGGTCAGCCCTGCGCGAAGTGTGTACGTGTCAATCACTTGAAGGCAGTACGTGGAGCATCCGCGAGTAGCAAAACAAAAAGGGGGAAGTAATGATGGAAGTAGTAGAGCCAGAAGTAATGGTAAGTGAACTAGATGGAATGTTTATAGCGTCTTCAGTCGAGTTCATCAACGGAAGAGCAATATGCGCAAACATCTACCCAATGGTGACTACGCCAGGATACAGATTGACATGTGCGGTGGCCCACAACATGGAGTTGGTTGCCGACTGGAGCCATGAGTACGAAACAATCTGGACAGCAATCTCTGACTACAAAGAATGGTTCGTTGATTACGTCCGGATGTCAGAACGAGAAGACGAGGAGGTGAACAAACTAGAAGAAAGCATTACGTTGTGGCTTACGAGAGATGAAGCGGAAGTGTTGTCAAGCGTTCTTCGCAGCGTACCGTTTTACGATTACGCGCATCACGGTGCAGGAGCGGAAGAAATGATTGACTCCGTACTTCAATCACTCAACGCAGAAATATCAAAAGAAGGAGAAAGTTGAACAGACATCTATACAAACTGAAGGACTACGAGTTGAAGGGAAGACTCAAGGAGTATCTGAAGCAAGCGCGGAAAGACGGGATGTCTTACCGGACTATCGCTCAGGAATTATCTGGCTACGGAACGCCCGTCGGCAGAACAGCAGTGGAAAACTGGTGTAAAGAAATGAAACTTAAGTAAGGAGAAGCAATGGGGTTCAACCTACAAGATTACGAGCCGGTGGAAGACCGACTCCGCAGGTTCTGGAGTGATTATCCGGAAGGTCGCGTGGAGACACGACTCATCCGCGCTACTGATGACCAGTTCATAGTCAAGTCGTTCATCTACAAAAACTACTCGGACGAGAAGCCTTGGGCAACTGGTTACGCGGAAGAGCGCGTTGACCCGAACCCGAAGCGCGTGAACTTCGCGAGTGCTTTGGAGAACTGCGAGACGAGTTCGTTGGGTAGGTGCCTTGCGAACGCTGGGTACTCAACGAAGGGGAAGCGACCCAGCCGTGAAGAGATGGGAAAAGTTCAGCGAGCAACGGCAGTGACCGCGAAGTTGTCACCACAACAGACCGTCCTGAAGGCTGCGCTCACCGAGCGATTCCCAGAAGACCCGATGGAACGGAAGGCATACATGGAGTCCGTCCTTGAACGTGAAGTTCGCGGATACGACGACGTGCTTCCTGAAGAAGTTGGTGTCCTCATCAACTCCCTCGCCACGGAAGCAGCCAACTAATGCAGATGGTTGAAATGGTAGAAGTGTTCCTGCCTCTTGAGATTAGCCAGGAACTCAAAGAAGTAGCATTGGAAGTTAATCTCAGCCAGCAACAAGTGATTAGGAAGTCCCTACTTCACTATTTCGGATACATCCGGGGAGAAGTAAATGAGTAGCAATACAAACCTAGTGGGTAACGTAACGCGTGACCCTGAACTGAAGTTCATGAACAACGGACAGGCGCAGTGTCGCTTGGGCATCGCGGTGAACCGACGTTGGCAAAACAAGCAGACGCAGGAGTGGGAGGAGCGCACTTCGTTCTTCACGGTAATCGCGTATGGCAAGTTGGGCGAGAACGTCGCGAACTGCGTTAACAAGGGAACTCGCGTCAACGTATCCGGTCGCTTGGAGCAGCGAACCTGGGATAAAGAAGACGGAACTAAGGGAGACATCACGGAAGTAATCGCTGATGACATCGCGGTATCGTTGTCTTTCGCAACGGTTCAGGTATTCCGTGCTGACGCTGGCGTTCGCGTGACAGGTAACGCTTCCGGAACGGTAGTTCCGCAGTACTCAACAGTAGAGGAGGCCTTCTAATGGCAGAGAACGTTTACAGCGAGACGGTTCAAACAATCATTGACGGATTAATTCAGCGTCGTGGCGACTCAGAGATTACGGCCGACGAAGCGAAGACGCTTTACGGTGGAGAAGATTCAACGACCGTGAAAGAACTGGAGAGCAACCAACTGGTTCAGGTCGCGCTATTGGAAGCGTACGCGCTCATGGAAGAGATGGACGCGTACTTGGACAGTATCCAGCAAGCGAAGCCGAACCGAGAAACACGCCGGAAGAAGTGACGGAAGACTGGCGCAGTAGAGCCTCATGCAGGAAGTCCGACGTTAAAGATTTCTACGCTCACGAGAAGGAAGTAAGGAAACCTGTTCCGGAACACGTGAAGGCTCTCTGCGGCCAGTGTCCGGTTGGTGACGATTGCTTTGAGTACGCCATCCTCTACGAGGACTACGGATTCTGGGCAGGTACGACTGCGAAGGAGCGTCGGGAGATGCGCCGACAAGTCGGACTGAAGATTAGGAGAGTTGAGGTAAGGTTGCGACCTCAGCAAAATGATGGGAAGTAAATGAGTATCTTTGTAATGAACCACGTATGGTCGCTTGACCTTCCGCCTACTACTAAGTACGTAGCGGTTGCACTCGCTGACCACGCGCACGACGACGGATTGGAAGCGCGTCCTTCGCAGGATTACCTGAGCCGTAAGACCGGCATATCAGTTCGTCACGTCCGACGTTGCTTGCACGATTTGGTCGAGCGACGTGTCATCTACGTGGAGCGACCTGCTGCTCGCGGACGTTGCACCGTGTACGGATTTACACCTCCGGAGGGAGGATTTGGAAGGTCACTGGAGCCGGTCAAGAATACCAATGGGCGGTCATCTGGTTCCAATGGGCGGTCATCTGGAACCGTTTGGGCGGTCACCCACGACCCTCTAATCATTAATAACCGTAATGATAAAAAAGCGATTTCTTATTCAGACGATGTTCGTCGGCAAACAATCACGGACATTCGAGCGTTACTCCGTCCTTCCAGTTAGTTCGCTATCGTGGAGGAATGGCCAAAGCAACGATTGACGCGCCGGAACCACCACTTCCTCAACTCGTCAACCTTCTTCTTGAACTACAACTCACGCGAAGGTCTATCTACATCAAGCGCGCTCAGAACGAGATACATATCGCTCCGTCTCCTGACGCTCGGTTACTTGAACGGATTCAAGACTACTTCGACGAACTCAAGTACCTACTCCCTGGGTTCTGCGATTCGTGTCAGGACTGGAGTATCCGAAGGTGGGAAGCGTTCTGGGGAGCGCATCCGCATTTCTGTGGGAGTTGCCTTCAACAGGCAGTTAGAATATTTGACAGGGAGAACCGATGGCCAGAAACGGAGATACCAGACTCATTATGAAGCGTACGAGAATCAACCCGATGTCAAATAAGCGCAGGTCGCAGTTGATGGAGCGTACTGAAACTCGTATGGCTGTGTTCGAGCGTTCATCACGTTGCGAAGCAAACATTGAACCGCTCTGCTCGTATCACGCTACGGACGTTCACGAAATCAAGACTCGTGCGCGCGGAGGTTCCATCACTGATGTAAACAACTGTCTTGCTTTGTGTCGTGCTTGCCATCGCTTCATCACGGATAATCCTGCTTGGGCGTTGGAGCATGGATACGTTGTTCACAGTTGGGCTGGGGAGGCGGAGATGCTGGCAGCGTCTCGCGCGCGTAGAGATTGGCTCTACGGGTATGACACCGTCTTCATTAATGACTCCGAACAACTTTAAACTGAAGCCACCTGAAGAGAAGTTCTACGACGAACTTGAGAAGGACTTCCAGAAGCGAGTAGTTAGGTTCGCTCGCGACAACGGATGGCGTGTCTACTCGGTTCCTGATTCACGTCGTGCGACGTTGACCGGATACCCCGACTTAACGATGTACCGCGTCGAAGACGACCGTCTCATCTTCGCGGAACTGAAGCGTGAGGATGGCAAGTTACGCGCTGAACAAATCGCGGTCATTGCAGAACTCAGCAAAATCAGTGAGTCCGGAGCCTTCGAAGTGGTGGTCTGGCGACCCTCAATGTGGGAAGAAATAGTAAATACCCTGATAAGGACTCACAAAAAAAATCCAAAATAATTCCTAAAATGACTTGACCGGCAAGCGGTCAGGATGTAAGGTTGTTCACGTGGAGGTGAAGCGAAGTAGGCTCCACGAGGAGGTTCCGTGATGGGAACGATTACCGCAGTTACAGTCAAGAAGACCGTTAAGAAGTACTACGCCAACGAATCGTTGCAGATTGTTGACACTCGTTCAATCGGCCACAAGACCGGGGAGAACTGGTTGGTTGAGTGCGTCAACGCCGACCACCAAGAACTCACCGATTACTTCATCCTTCTGTCAGAGGCCAGCGAGTTCGCGAACGAAGTTCGTTGCCCTGAGTGCAAGGCTGAGCGCGAACAGTCTGAACGCAATTACGAAATCCAGCGAATCGGTTTCTCACTTGCCGAAGCAATGAACTACTCAATGAACGCTGAGTTCGTGTTCACCAACGGAAGCCACTACTCAACCACCGGAGAGTGGGGCGGAGCGCACGAAATCATCTTGAACTTCGGCGTTGAGACTCACTCAGGATTCGACAAAGTTAACTACTACGGCCCGAAAGTTTCGGGAGAACTCCGTACCTCAGTCAACCCTGATGGAACTCCAGTTCTCACGTGGGCGATTAGTAAGTGGGACGAAGGACGGTACGGGGACTTCGAGACTTTCGACAACTTGGAAGATTTCAAGGCAGCAATGTTTAGCAAGATGGAAATCGTTGAAGCGCAGTTCACCGTTGAAAACACTGAGTTCATTGAGAGCCAAATCGAAAAACTCGGCGAACTTGGTCTGGGTCTTTCTGAGATTAACGAAGTGGTTAACGACTACATCAAGAAGATTAACGCTTCAGTTCAGGCACGAAAGGAAGGTAAGTAATGTCGTTGCCAACTATCGGCGGATTCAGCGTTATTGACAACTACGATTTGTCAGAAGACGGTGAGCAGGTTATCTACTGCGCTCCCTGCTTCATTGACAACTATCACTTCGAGGCCCAAGAAGTTCTTAACGAGTTGGGAACTGACTTCATCTTCTTGGCCCTTGATGACGAACCGAAACTGTTCTGCTCAAACTGCGGAAGGGGAGTGAACTGATGGAACTCGACATCAACAAAGAACAATTCGCTGGCCTCACTTCAGAGCCTCAGAACGGTTGGCTGAAGCGTTCCGCGCACGACGAGTACGACAGGGGAACGTTCTACGGAACCTTCTACCTGAGCGAAGGAACCGTCATCCAGGTTCGCAAGAACGGAACCGAGCGGAAGTTGTGCCACGTGTTCTGGGTGGACTCTTTCAAGCCAGCAACAGATGACTGGAGCGAATGATGAGCGCCTACTTAGTTCACGAAGACACCATTGCGTTGCTCGCTTCAATCGGCGCTTACTGGAGGACCGGCCCTCACGTTGGAGGCCTCTATGTCTACGCGACGGAATACCCAATCGCGTTGACAGAAGACACGCCAGCGTTCGACATCTTCAATCACGATGACGAAGAGCAGATGTATCGGTTCCACTATGGCGCGCAATCATTTGAGGATTTGAAGAGAGAACTCTACGCTGGCAATGTTGTCAGTTTGCAGACACGCTATCCTGACGATTGGGCCGACTTGGTTCACTATGAGGCAAGGCAATTTAAAGAGGCAAGGCCTGTCTACAAAGATGAAGTTACTTTCGGTGAAGTTCTTGGAGCGTTACGTTGCTACGAGTACCAGTCATGTGAAACCAATGGTTATGAAACTTCTTTCACTAAATCATTGGTCAACGCGCTAACTAAAAAAGTAATAGACATCTACTCAGACGGATGGGAGTTCAAGAGAAATCCAGACGCACCTATCCGAATCTCGTTGTCGGATTTGGCGAAATCATGACGACTCTCTTCGAGATGTATGATGTAGTCGTAGAGAAGAACGCAACGCTCTACGAGAAGTTCCTTGCATTTCACGAAGCGAACCCGAAGGTGTACCAACGTCTTTACGAGTTGTCTATGCAGATGAAGGCTCGTGGTCATAAAAAAATTGGCATCGCAATGTTGTTCGAGCGCATGAGATGGGAGTGGTATGAGAAGACCACCGATGTCTCCGGCTACAAACTCAACAACAATCACAAAGCGTATTACGCGCGTTTGTTGATGGAGTCACCTGAACTGGTTGGCTTCTTCGATGTCCGGAGCATTGGAGATATGTGATACGTCACTTGTTTGCACTAGGACTTGTCGTTTCACTGCACTCACACGCGGAAATCCATTCGATTGCCAAGCCCATACCGCTAGTAAATCCGGCAGTAATGGCGAAGTGGTTGAAGGTGAACCTCTGCGAAGAGGGAGGGAAATGGCATGTCAGGGGAGCGGTTTACTCTGGAGGTCTCGGAATCACGGAAACGAACTGGATGAAGTTCGGTGGGTGGAAGTTCTCTGCGGAGTATGCAGCGACTCCGGAGCAACAAGTGTATATCGCTGAGAAAATTGAGCAGTCGGCAGGATTGGCAGGATACGTTCCTGACCAGTACGGATGTGGAAAGGGTTGGTAAAGATGGATGAGTTCGAGAAAGTAATCGAGGAGATGAAGGCACTCCACGATAGGAAGCGTTCCGACTACGGAAAGAAGGAAGACCCTTTCTCTAACGTTAGAGCCAGCGAAGATTTCGGCGTTGAAGGTTGGGTCGGCGCGTTAATCCGCGCGAACGACAAGATGCGTCGCTTGCAAGCAGCAGCGAGAGGAAGCACTCTCGTTAACGAAGGAGTTGAAGACTCGCTCATTGATATGGCGGTCTACTCGGCAATCGCACTCGCGCTGTACCGACAGGTTACAAAGCGAAACGAAATAGTCAAACAGGCTATGGAATCTGAAGTAAAATAAATAACAGGAGGAAATGAAGATGGAAATGGAATACGAAGTAATCGCTGACGTGTCAGGCATGTCGCACGAAGAATGGTTGAATTTACGTTCAACAGGTATCGGTGGAAGTGACACCGGAGCAATCTACGGAGAGTCGTACTACACGTCACCGTATTCGTTGTGGGCGCAGAAGTCAGGGCGCGAGCAACGTTCAACCGAAACGAACGAAGCAATGGAGTGGGGAAACATCCTCGAAGACATCGTTGCTGCGAAGTTCGCGAAGGAGTACGAGTACGCAGTAGTGAAGTGGCCAGTCATGCTACGGAGTAAGAGCAATCCGTTCATGTTGGCGAACCTTGACTTCTTGATAGTGACTCCGAGTGAACAGTTCCCTGCTGGGAAGGTAACGCTCTGGCCGGAACTAACCGAGCCGGAAGGTGCTAACGCGATTCTTGAAATCAAGACAACCGGAATCGTCGGTAAGGGTTCCGCTCAGTTATGGGAAGACGACCACGTTCCGCGCGCGTACGAGTTGCAAGGACTCCACTACGCCACCGTCCTTGGGTTCGAGCAAGTAGTGTTCGCTGCTCTCGTTGCCGGTCAAGGTCTCGTCGTTCGCGGACGAGTGTATGGAGAGAACGAGATGAAGGACTGCGTTGAGAAGGAGACGAAGTTCTGGAATCACGTCAAGAGCGGTATCGCGCCAGACCTTGACGGAAGCGACAGCACCGCGACGACGTTGACGAAGATGTACCCAGAGCCGGTTGAAGGTAAGACGGTGGAAGCCGACGACTTCATCTACGAAACATTCCAGTCGTTCGTGGAAGCCAAGAAGCAAGCGGACGTAGCGGAGAAACGCCTCAAGGAACTGAAGGCTCACTTGCAGAACGCCATTGGTGAGGCAGAAGCACTTACGCGTGACGGTCAAGTAATCATCACGTACAAGCGCACGAAAGACTCACGAGTGTTCGACGCTGACGCGCTCAAGGAAGCAGACCCCGAAGTTTACGAACGCTACACAAAAGTTCGCCCAGGATACCGAGTAATGAGGATTAAGTAATGCACTATTCAATCGCTGTAGTAGTACCGTCCGAAACTAACGCGGAACTTTGGGTCGAACAGATTCTTGAGAAGCACAAATATAACAGGTGGGATTGGTACGTCATTGGTGGACGTTGGAATAACTACTTTCAACTCCATGACGGAACAGAGTGTAACGTCGCGCGAGTAGGAGACATTGACTGGGCAGGAATGTCTGAACGTAATGCGTTACTCGCTGCGGAACGTTGGGATAACCAAGCATACCGTAGGTGGATAACTGAAACGCGCGAGCAATACATCTGGGAATGTTCACGGCAAGTTCCGTTCGGGATTGTTGATGCCAAGGGAGTTTGGTTGGACTGGTACGAGTTCGCGGAAGACCTTGACGGGTGGATACCTGCCTTTGAAGATGTGCTTGACGAGTTCAGTGAAGACGACCTACTCGTCTTAGTGGACGTACACAACTGACATGACGCCCGACCAAAGCAGAACCAGTATGACCCCCGACTGCACTCATATTTATTCGTGGAATGTGTACGTCATCATCCAAAAGGATGATGGGAAAGTTCTTAATTTCAAGATTCCAAACGAGGAACAACACCGTTGCAATTACTGCCCCAAATGCGGAGAAGAACTATGACGCCCGAAGAACCCTTTGACGACTTTGATGAGTTTGTGAAGCATCACCAAATCAAGGATGAAGAGATGGGTGCAGCCTTCGCAGCATGGCTATCTCAGTTAGGGTGGGACGGAGACTTTGAAAAGGTGGAAGAATGAACGCTGATGAACGCCAAGCCCTACAAGAAAAGCACCAGCCTCAACCGCACACGGAATGGTTTCCGGTGTGCGCCACCTGCATCACCCAATCACCCTGCGACGTAATCAAGGTACTGGACGAACTAGAGAGAGTGCTAGCCATATGAGCGTACTTTTCGCAGTAGCAATGACGTTGGTGGCAGTAACTGCCCTAAATAATATGAGGAAACGATGAGAGCACGTTGCCAACACTGCGGTAAGAAAATCCGACTGACCCCATCAGGGCGCATTTGGTATCACAAACGAAGCAAGGCCATATTCTGCAAGGTCCCGACCAAGGCAGAGCCAGAATGAACCCCGAAGCAATCCAAAAGTTGATTGACTTGCACTACTACGTTGAGTGCGAGTGCGGTAAGGACTGTTACCCTCAATCGTGCGAAGAGTGCGGAGAGGAATGGCCCTGCACAGAGTTGGGTCGGCTACAACTGTTGAAGGCCATTGAATACCCGAAGATAAAGGGAGTGTATAAATAAAGTCCTTATATTGCTCGGTTTGTAGGAACTAAAAATAATTCCAGAAAATGACTTGACCGGCGAGCGGTCACGGTGTAAAGTAGTTCTGTTGGGGTGAAGTGAAGTAACTCTGGCAGGAGGAATTAAAGATGGAAGCAGTCAAGAATTGTGAAGAAGTCATCAAGGAATCAATGAAGTTGGAGTGGTCATTTACAAGCGACAACAAAGTTGCTCTCGGTCACGACGAGCAGGGTCTCGCTGTTTCAATCCACAAGATGTACGACCTTGACTCATTCACGTTCAAGTTTCACGCTTGGACTTATGGTCCTTACCAGACCGCAGGACTCTTTGACTCAATGGTTGAAGGCATGAAGTCATTCGGATTCTCAACGGAACCAACTCCAGAATACTTCGAAGCGGTTGCTGCCGAGCGTAAGAACTTGGGACTGGAGGTGAACTAATGGCTAAGTTTATTATCAAAGACTGGATGGGAAACATCTTGTTCAAGGGGAAGACCTTTAAATCTTTTGAAGATGGCTGGTCTCACATTTACGAGAACGACCCCGAACCCGAAGAAGGTACGCCTGAATGGGTGGACGGTTGGTACGACGATTACTACGTCGAGGAGGTGAACTAATGGTTGCTTTCGGCTACATCTTTGAAGGCATGGTTATCATGTGCATTGTCGGACTCGTGCGTTTCCTATGGCAGACGCGGTAACCTCGTTGCATGACCTGCGTCGTGGCCCTCGTAACTCAAGGAGGCTCTTACATCGGGAGCGACTCCATCACAGTTGAGGAGTCAGGACTGTACGGATTGGCTCTTTCGCCAAAGGTCGCTCGGTTCAAGAATACGCTGGTCGGGTTCGCTGGCTCGTGGAAGGTAGGTCAAGAAGCGTTCCGCCTACTTTCCACGATGGCCAACCCGTTGCCGGAACTGTTCATTAAGCGGTTCAAGACGGAATACAACAACTGGGCAATCTTGATGGTGAGCGAAGGAAGAGTGTACGAAGTCAATGAGGATATGGCGATTGTTGAAGTCCGGCCTTCGAAGGAAGGAACCTACGCTTCCATCGGCACCGGCGCAGCAGTCGCTCTCGGCTCCCTTTACACCGACCACATAGACAAGTCCAGCGTCATGACAGCGTTACGCGCAGCCGAAGCACACGTTGCTTCTGTGAGGCGACCCTTCACCGTTCTAGAGATACAATAAGAACGAGCGACAAAAGTCGCAAGGAAGAAGGGGATGATGCTAGACATCCAGAACGTACAACTCGGAACACTCATACCGCACCCTAAAAATGTGCGACAAGGAGACATCGGCGCAATCGCTGAGAGTCTTCGTATCCATGGTCAGTACCGACCAATCGTCGTGCAGAAGTCCACGAACTACATCCTCGCCGGTAACCACACGTGGAAGGCAGCGCGCTCTCTCGGGTGGAACAACATTGCCGTTACGTTCATTGACGTGGACGACGAGCAAGCAGCGAGGATACTGCTCGTGGACAACCGTGCCAACGACCTGGCAACTTACGACGATGAGAGTCTCGCGAAACTACTGAAGGAACTCGCTCACACGGAAGCGTCTCTTGAAGGTACCGGATTCGATGGCGACGACCTCGATGACCTGCTGTTCAGATTAGAGGGCTCATCAGGAACATTGAACGCTGGCGTTAGTGCGACCGAACGTCTTGAAGCATTTGAGGCTCGCGGAATTCGCTCCGTTGTTCTTCCATTCCCAGAAGAGCAGTACGGCGAGATGATTGAACTGCTTCAGAAATTGCGTAACGTAACCGGAGTAGACAACAACAGCGACGCGGTATTCGGCTTCCTTCAAGAGAACCTATGAGAATCATTGAAGTCACCAAGCACGATTGGGAACGTCGTGACCGTACTCACAAAGCGCCGGAGATGGTTGGCGTGGATGAAGCGGTGAAACTCATTGACGCGGATACCGGCGTAACCATAGCGTTCCAGCAGTTACTACCGGAGAGCGCGCAGGAGTTGAAGCGGAGACTCACGCGCTACTTACGCTTTGAGGTTAAGTACGACAGCGCGAAATCAAAGACCGGGGCAGCACGTTTGTCAGGTATGAACTACGAGAGCCGTGTGTTCGGGTATACCGCTCCTCAACCACTGCGACGTCGCTATGGCGTATCTGACGCGTCCTTCAACGTTAAAGAGCCGGAGGCCTTCCGCTTACTGGAGGAGTTCACCAAGATTGCCTGGGATACGTTCTGTGAGGCTGCACCGGAGAAGGCAGAAGAACACCTGGCTCATACGACAGAAGTTCATTCCGACTGGCGCATCGCTGGCGCACCGTTCACTTCAGGCATCATCAATAACACTGCCGCACTTCCGTACCACAAAGACTCCATGAACATTAAGGGAACGTGGAACAACATGCTCGGAATAAAAGGAGGCGTAACCGGAGGCGGATTGCACTTACCTGAGTACGACGTTTGCTTCGGAATCCCTGATGGGAGCATCTCTGGGTTCGACGGACAAGCAGCGTGGCACGGAGTAACGCCACTCGTGAAGAAGCACAACGACTCCTACCGATTCACAATCGTTTGGTACACGAAGGCAGGAATCGTCGGCCGAGGTTCAAGGGAAGAGGAAGTCATGGCAGCGAAGTTGCGAGCCACCAAGTAATCATGCGAATCGGATACCGCCGATTGGTGGATGTTAAAGGCTGGCCTGAAACACGCAACGCCATCCTTTCTGCGCTGATTGAGCGTGGTCACGAAATCATCCTCTTGAGCCAACTTTCGGAAGGAACTTATCCGGACTCCTGTTTAACGGAGGGCGAATACGACATCTTGATGCTTGAGTTCGGTAGCGCAAATACGCTCATGTTCGCCAAAGCGTGGGAAGCCAGCCTGAAGTTAGTGAAAGAACACAAAGGCCCAATCATCTACATAAACGATGACCCCGACCTTCATTGGTCAAAATCACAAAGCGAAAAGTTGTTCCAAGATGAGGACTGGTCACGTTGGACTTTCGCATTTAACGCCATCGACCTATCCGCTGTCCGGAAGATGTTTCACATCCCAACAGAAGCGAAGGTAGTGGAGTTCCCAATGAAGTCTCTGTTCAAACGACTTCCTTTCGCTGACGGCGAGATAGACAAAGCCATCTATTACGGCAAACCGAAAGCAAGGGAAAAGATGATTCAGGCTTTCTACACAACCAAACGCCTCGCCATCGCCGGAGTTCAAAAGCAATACGAGCCGTTGGGCCTTTCAGTCCTGCCGGTTCCGGAGTTCAATAACCGAGGCTTCTTGTATCGCCAGTATTGGGCTTCGCTGGCTTTATTCGACAGCCGTCACGCCAAAATAGGATTTCGCACCGGCAGGGCCTACCATTCGGTCCTAAACGGCGTTCCTGCGCTTGCACCAGTGGGCAATGAAGGGTTGGGTTGGGTTAACCAGTTGCGAGGCTTAGAGGACTTTCTAGGCTTCTTTGATGAGAGCAGGGAATACCGCAGAGCGTTATTGGAGCAGCAGCAAAGAGATGCTTTCCCAGACGTTGATTGGGAGTCGTTAAGCCTGTGATTGGTTACGACCTAGATGGAGTTCTGGCCTCGGAGCCAAAAGACAAAGTCGCTTCGGCTAAATGGTTCGCCAATTGCGAGCCGTTGCTTCTGCCGACTGAACCGTTCATTGCGATTACCGCTCGGCGTAGTACCAAAGCCAACAAACAGGCAACATACGCTTGGCTTCACAAACATTACGCAGATTTGTGCCAAGGTGTAGCGATGATGGACTTCGTTGGAAACGTCAAAGACATTATGGAATACAAGGCCAGCGTAGTTCAATACTACAAACTGACGGATTACACAGACAACAACCTCAACTGGCTAAACGGAATGAAGCCTCTATGCGAAGCGAGACTTTGGCATTGGCGCAAGGGAATGGAAAGTCCTGTGTTATTGGAGAGGTGAGGATTGTGGATTCGCTATTATCGTTAAATAACGAGCAAGGCCATTAACCAAATAATTTCAGGGGAGAACGTTATGAGAGTATTCGTATTCACTTACGACCGATTCGACAGCATTACAACTTCAGGACTACTTGAGGCTGAGGGCATCGACCACATCGTGTTATGCCACACGGAAGAGCAGCGACAAGGATTCATAGACGGCGGAAGGGTCAATCCTGAACGGATAATCGTCACAAATCAGCCGAAGGGTCTGGCGTACAACAGAAATTATGCGCTGGAAATGATGGAAGAAGGCGAATGGGCGATGTTCCTCGTGGACGACCTAAAGGACGTAACCGAACTTCGTAACTATGACCGAGCCACATCTCCGTTGCCAATCACGATGGCGAATCAAAAGATGTATAAAGAACGCTTTGACACACCACTCACGATGGAAAAGTTCCTGATGAGAGCGGAGGAGTTGTCCAAAGTCTGTGACCGGAATAACTGCTACCTCGGCGGATGGGCTGGAATCGACAACCCAATCTTCAGATGCGACCACTACAAGACCAACGTTCTTGCCGATGGACGAGCCTGGATTGTCAAGAAATCACACTTACGCTTCGATGAAGGAGCGCAGATGATTGATGACCTCTGCTGGACGGCTCAAAACATAAAGGAGTTCGGCATCGTCATCGTGGACTTATGGATTCTCCCTGACTGCCGTCGTTACTCCAAAGGTGGCTTCGGAAGCATTGAAGACCGTATGGAGCAGAAGATACGTGAAGCCGGACACCTTGTCCGCACATACCCAGAGTTCATTCAGGTTAAAGAGAAGACCGGATGGGTCTATGGAGCGCACGTCGTGCTTCGTCAGATGAGAAACAAACCCAAGATACGCTAGAACTATGGCGAATAGAAATCCAGACCCCGAACTGCTAGAAAAGGAACGTCAAGTTCTTGAACTACGCAGAGCCGGTGCGACCTATGACGAGATTGCCAGAGCGACTGGATACGCCACTCCACAAGGCGCATACCTAGCCTACGGCCGTGCGCTCAAGAGAACGCTGACGAACGCCGGTTCTGAGGAACTACGTGAGATGGAACTCGACAGGCTCGACAGACTCCAACGAGCAGTCTGGCCAAAGGCACTCAACGGCGAGTATCCTGCTGTGGACAGAGTGTTGAAAATAATGAACCAACGAGCGCAGTATCTTGGTTTGTACGCTCCGACGAAGATGCAGGTGGAGGCCACCGTCTATGACACAGGAACAATCGAGTCCGAAGTCGCCCGACTCCGACTCATCCTTGAGAACCATAGCAGCGTCACGGATTCTTTGGGAGAAGGAACTAGCACGGCCGGAGCAATTACCGAGTGAAGAGAAAGATTGGAACGTTTATCTGTATCTTGCTGGTCGTGGTGCAGGTAAGACGCGCACTGCTGCGGAATGGGTTGCTTGGCAGTCCGTTAGATTTCCTAATACCAGGTGGGCGGTTGTGGCAGCAACGTTCGGTGACGTACGCGACACCTGCGCCGAAGGTGAGTCGGGTCTTGTAAACATTCTCAGACGCTACGGCGTACTGAAGCATTACAACCGTTCAATGGGTGAGATGAAACTCACCAACGGTTCGCTCATAAAGATGTTCTCCGCTGACGAGCCAGACCGTTTACGTGGCCCTCAGTTTCACGGAGCCTGGTGCGACGAGTTGGCAGCCTGGCGTTACCCGGAGACGTACGAACAGTTGCAGTTCACGCTCCGTCTTGGTGACAATCCGCAGACCATCATTACTACAACGCCTCAGCCGAAGAAACTGATTAAAGAACTTGTCGCCAACGAGAGGGGAACGGTACGCGTAGTACGTGGTTCCACGTTCGACAACGCAGCAAACCTGCCATCAGCAGCACTTGACCAACTCCGCGCCAGATACGAAGGAACTCGCCTTGGTCGTCAGGAACTTTACGCGGAAGTGTTGGAAGATACTCCCGGCGCTCTATGGACAATGGACAGCATTGACGCTACGCGAGTCAAGCAACTACCGGACATGGTGCGCGTCGTTGTAGCGATTGACCCAGCAGCAACCAGTAACGAGATGTCGGACGAGACAGGAATCGTTGTTGTCGGGAAAGGAGTGGACGGACGCGGTTACGTGCTCGCTGACCGGAGTTGTCGCTTGTCTCCTGCTGGATGGGCGCGTCGAGCGATTGAGGCTTACGACGAGTTTGAGGCCAGCCGTATCATCGGTGAAACGAACATGGGCGGAGAGATGATTGAAACCATCATCCACCAGATACGCGGAAACATTCCGTATCGTGGTGTAGTAGCCAAGCGCGGAAAGGTACTGCGCGCCGAACCAGTCGCTGCGCTCTACGAGCAGGGAAGGATTAGCCATCATGGAACGTTCCCTGAGTTGGAAGAGCAGATGACGACATGGGTCGCAGACCAGTCCGACTACTCACCCGACAGATTGGACGCGCTCGTTCATGGCTTCGCTTCATTGGACATTGGTATTGGTGCTTCCGCCGACCGCTACTTCAACGCCATCGCTCCGTTGTGTCAGAAGTGCGACATGCCTAACGCTGAAGGCCTTTCGCTTTGCTCGCACTGCGGTTCAACACTACAATAAAACAATCTAACGAAGAGGGATAATGGCTCTATTCAGTCGCAAAAAGAACGAAGACGCTCTCGTTAAGAGAATCGCCGAAGAGGTAATCAAGGCGAGCGGAAACAACATGGGAATGACACCTTACGGTGGAACCGGATACGCGACTACTTCAGCAGCAATGCCTTCACAGATGATGCAGTCTCCCGGCAGTGGTGGACAAGGACTGCTTCAGTCACCAGGAACCCAAGCCAATCCGCTTCCGCGCTTCTCCTACGATTTCGGGGCTCAGTTAGGCCCATCAGCACCGTTCCTACCTGCTCCCTTAGACCCCGTATTTGACGATTCTGGACGTGCGCTTCCTCGTTTGTGGGAATACCCCGTCGCGTGGAACCTTGACCTCAATATGCAGTCAACACCGTGGACGGTACTGCGTTCAATGGCTGACCAGATTGACATCATCCACCGTTGCATTGAAATCAAAATTTCTGAAATCACCAAGATGGAATGGTCGTTCGACGTAGAGGACGCAACCATCTTCCAGATGATGTCTGAGCAGAACGTCTCTCACGCTAAAGCAGCCAAGATTGCTCGCGAACTGTACGACGAGAAGATTGTTGAACTCCGAAAGTTCTGGGAGAACCCGTACCCAACACTCGGACGTACGTTCACTGAGTGGATGACTGAGTTCCTATGGCAACACTTCGTGTTCGACGGAACGCCGGTATATCCTCGCTACAATTTGGGTAAGAACGTAATCGGCTTTGAAATCATTGACGCTCCTACCATCAAGGTTCTCCTGGACAATCGTGGCGCTGTTCCTGCTCCACCGGCTCCTGCATACCAACAGATTCTTTGGGGATTTCCACGAGGCGAGTATCAAAGTTCACCGGAGAGCGACGGAGAGTTCTTCTCGGGAGAAGGTAAGGCTGGCGAATACATGCGCGACCAGTTGGCCTACTTTGTTCGCAACCGTCGTACGTGGTCACCTTACGGATTTAGTTGTGTAGAAGAAGCAGTTCCTAGCGCCACGATTTATTTGGAACGCCAGATGTGGATGAAATCGGAATACTCCAACGGTTCCGCGCCTATGGCTTTCTTCGAGACGGACTCCGACGAAATGGAACCAACGCGTCTTGCTGCATGGGAACGCGTGTTCAACGACAAGATGTCCGGTCAGACTGGCGAGCGTCACAAGATGAAAGTGCTTCCACGCGGATTCAAGCCAACGTTCGCTCCGACCATTGACGAGCGTTACAAGACGGACTACGACAACTTCCTCATCCTGCGTATCGCCACAATCTTCGGCGTATCGCCATCAACTCTGGGCATCATCCCACGTAGCGGTCTTGGTGGAGCAGGTGAGCGTGAAGGTGAAGCACAACAGGCACTCACCACGTCTCAGAAACCATTGGAATCGTTCCTCGTTGAGACAATCAACACGCTGTCACGCCGGTTCCTCGGAGCGGACAAGAACATCACGTTCCACTTTGACGACGACAACGACAACATCGCCACTCTGAACGCTAAGTCGACGGCCTACCAGACTTCGCTCTACTCCGGTCAGATGACCATGAACGACGTACGCGGTGAACTCGGTATGCCTCTGTACGACATGCCGGAAGCAGACGAACCGTTCATCCTCGGTGCTGGCGGTAGTCCGGTCTTCCTTAAGGGATTGCTGGAAGTCAACGAATCTGGTGAAACAGTAGAACAGAAGGGAACGGAAGCGACTGATGACGAAATGGATTCTGGGGCCGGAAGTAGCGGTAACGTCAGCGAAGAAAGCAAAGACGCGGAAGGCTCGAAAGGCAAAGGTAGCCAGGGCAAAGACAGCGAAGGCAAAGGTTCACAGAACGTCGGTGAAAGCAAAGCGTCGTCGTCTGACGTAGATGACGCGGAGAAGTCTGTAAGCAGGGAAGAAATCCGGGAGTTCTCGCGCTTCGTAAAATCACGACACAAGAACGGCAAGTGGAGGGCGTTTGACTTCGTTACCATTCCGGAAGAAGTTGCTGACAAGTTGAACGAGCAGGGATACTTCATCGTCAAGGGAGTTACTCCCATGCCGGAAAGCGTTTACGACTGGGCTGCGAGTTATCTGAACAGCGAGATAACTGATACCCCAAAAGGTTTGCTTACTAAGCGAGCGTTAAGCGACGTTCCTGGAATCAAGCACAAGTTGATGGTGGAGAAACATTACGCTCCCATCATTGAGCAGGCTCTCGCTAACAGCATTACCGGAGTTGAAGCAGCGATTAAACAGGCTATGGAGTCTTCCAACAAGGCAGCCGACGACGACCTTTCCGCAGCACGATTAGCCGTTGCTCAGAACATCAAGGTGGATACGCTTCCACTACAGAAGTCGCTGGAGCAGATGGCTCTCGACTCAGGGTTCGTTGGAAGTGCTTACGCGGTGAGAGAAATGGGCGACGGAGCCTCCCTCGTATCGGACTTGTCGAAGGCATCGGTGAACTTTGACTGGGATTCATGGGAACCTGGCAATCCACTAGCAGCGTCAATGATTACCGAAGGACGTATGCTCAACGTCCTCAACGGAACGAAAGCAACAGCCAACGGAATCGGTAAAACCACCACTAAGAGAATCACCAACGCAATCGTCAACGGAATCAGCGCCGGTGACCCAGCGAAGTCAATCGCCAAGGACATCAACGCAATCATCCAAGACCCTCAGCGCGCCATGACCATCGCGGTTACTGAAACGAACTACGCGTACAACTCAGCAGCAGTAGACCAGTACGCAGCGTCCGGACTTACTCAGTTCGAGTGGTTCGCGTATGACGACGGATTGACGTGCGAAGTGTGCTTAGATGAAGAGAGTGCAAATCCTCACGACCTATCCGACGACGTTCCACCGGCTCATCCGAATTGCCGATGCACTGTTCTCGCTGTAATCTCTAGTAACTAACAGAGGAGTATTTCAACAATGACTCAAGACATCACTTACGTTGGCTTTGGTGACATAACCTGCAAGCGCGGAGACGATGGTGCTCTGTTCGTTTACGGTAAAGCAACTGGCCCAGACCTCGACCTCGACCAGCAAATCTGCGACCCTGACTGGTTGAAGACTGCAATGCCACAGTGGTTGGCTACTGGTGCGAACGTTCGTGAGATGCACAATTCCATCGCAGCCGGTATCGGTCTTGAACTGAACGCTGACGGAGAAGACTGGTATTTGAAGTCAGAAGTAGTGGACGACAACACCGCACGTAAGGTGGAGAAGAAAGTCTTGAAGGGGTACTCCATCGGTATCAAACAAGCACGAATCGTTAAGGACGAGAAGGCTCCTAACGGCCGTATCGTCGGTGGACAGATTGTTGAAGTGTCGCTCGTAGACCGTCCAGCCAACCCAACCGCAACCGTAGAGATTGCCAAGGCAGTAGGCGAGAACCTTGAACTCGTTAAGGGCATTGACCTGGAGCCACTCATTCCGAACACTCAGCAGAGCCACGCAGACTCAGCCAACATCAACCAAGAGTTGAACATCGTTGATGTCCCTGCTGCTAAGGACTCGGACGACCCATACCCAGCAGTAACGCTTTGCCCTGCTTGCTCCGGTACCGGCGTTCAGGCCGACACCAACGACGCTTGTCCTGTTTGCGATGGCTCCGGTAAGCACCCCGAAGTATGGCCAATGAACCCTGAAGCGGAACAGTTGTTTGACGAACTGAACCAGGAAGGCGAAAGTGGCAAGGGAGCAGACGCGGAAGTCGAGAAGAAGGACTACTCCGACAAGCAGCGTCAGAACTTGGCTGACAAGGGTCAAGCAATGCCCGACGGTTCTTACCCAATCAAGACCGTAGGCGACTTGAAGAAAGCCATCCAAGCGTTCGGACGCGCTAAGGACAAGGCCAAGACCAAGGCACACATCAAGGCTCGCGCCGAAGCACTCGGAAAGGAAGACCTGCTTCCTGAGAGTTGGAAGGCAGTTGACGCAGACGTTGTTAAGGAGATGGAGCACGACCCTGACGACCTCGCAGCAGTGCGTCAGTCTCTCATCAACCTCATTAAGGCCGAACTCGACGAGATGGCCAGTGGAGAAGAGAACGAAGTATGCGACATCTACCAGTTGACTCAGGCTCTCGAACTGTTCCTCTGCTGGTGGGAACACGAAGCAGACGAGAACGAAACGACTAACCCATTTACAACCACTACAACAGGAGACGACACGATGGCCTACATTGGACTCGGAGTATCAGCAGACCTTATTAAGTCAGCGAGCGCAGAAGACGCAAGCGAAGACACCAAGACCGAACTACGGAACGAGATTCGCAAGGCTCTCGGAGTAGATGAGGAGATTGCCATTTACAAGACGGCACTCGCAGAACAGCAAGAGAGTGTGCAAGCACTAAAGGCTGCGCTGGAAGAGGTACGTGAGATGGCTACGCCCGGAGGACCCGTTCTTCGAGCAACACAGGCACAGGCATCTAAGGCTGCCGACGCTGAACGACTGCAAGCGGAAGCAGCACGCTACAAGCGTCTGGCAAGCGAAGTAGTTGACCCATCCATGAAGGCTGGATACTTGGCCAAGGCTGCGAGCGCAGTAGCCGACGCTGAGCGAATCCTTCGCAACTAACCACAACCTCAAAGGAAATTCAAATGGCACTTACTGCCCCATCCATTGACGAACTATTTGGCGGACTCCCAGCCGAACAGCGTCTTGACCGTTTCGAGGCTTACAAGTCTGCAATGAGCGTTTGCCACCAGGCTGCTCGTAGCGGTGCTTACTCGTTCAACGGTGCAACCATCCAGAAGAACACCACAGTCGCAGACCGTGTTGGTGAACTCAAGGACATCGTAACCAAGGGTCTTTCAGCAGAACAGATTTCTTCAATCACGACTGCCCTCGACACAGTTCAGAGCGTTACTAAGGCTAGCCCTGAGTGGACACTTACTAACCCTCTTAACAACTCAACTTCAGGTGTAACTGGTCTTGTTCCTTACGACCTTGAGCCAGCACTTGCACTGCTCGTACCTCGCTCATTCATTCTCCGTAACAGCGTTAGCCGTATCGGTGGAATTGGTCAGGCATACGAGTTCCGTCGTATCCTCGGTGTAACGAACTCAAACACTGGTGGCGTACCAAACATGAGTACGTTCTTCAACCCAACTGGCACAAC